CGTCAGCCGACACCACATCTACAAGATCGTGGCGCGGCGCAAGTGGGCTCATCTGGAGTGACCTCACCCTGCTAACGCCGAACTTCCCTGGGCTGGTCGATATTGGCGATAGTCGTGCATCAGGTCATTGAAATCAAACCCCAAGAGGCTCCCCGCGGACTTCATGAAGCCCTGTTGCGCCTCACCCAGCCGCTCGGGCTCGCCCCCCTGGAGGCCTGCCCCGCCGCGCTTGTAGATGCTCTCCATCAGCTTGAGGGTGGCGCTGTCGCTCTCGTTCAGACCGTCGTACGGACTCGGAGGGCTGGCCTTGGCGATCTGGGCCACCTGCTTCATCCTGGGGTCGTTGGTGCCGAAGCCCGATCCCGCGTTGATGCGGGCCTGGTAGCGCTGGAGCTCGGCGAGGTCGTCGGGCGACTCGGGCTCGCCTGCCGCCCTGAGCTGGGCCCGCCGTGCCATGATCTGGTTGTAGCGGGACTGCTCGTCGGGGGCCAGCGCCGACAGGTCGGGGGCCGCAGCGCTCGGCCCTTGCGCGTGCTGTGTTGGCGGGGCGTAGGTCGGGTAGGCCCCCGCCGACGGGCCGCCGTAGGTGCTCGGGCCGCCGCTCTCGGGATAGCCCCCGTAGCCCTGACCGCCGCCGTAGCTCGGCGCGTAGCTCTGCGGGTACCAGGCGGAGGACTGGCCGCCGCCCGACTCGTCGAAGCCGCCGCCGCCGCCCGCGTACATCATCTGGTCGCCATAGTCGAGGCCCGCGTCCTGGCCGGCGCCGCCCATGATGTGGAGCCGCATGTCAGGCACGCCGCCGCCTGGGACGCCGCCCTGGCCTGGAGCGGCACCGCCACCTGGGGTGACGCCCTCCCCGCCTGGGGCTGTCCCGCCGCCTGGGGCTGGCATCCCGCCCACGCCCGTGCTCGGGTACTGCCAGGGGGCGGTCGGCAGGTTGACGGGGGCAAAGCCGCCCGTCGGGAACGACGGCAGGGCGCCGAGCGGTGGCGGGGTGTAGCCTGGCATCGTCGGGAAGTCGGGCATGCCCGAGAGCTGGGGTGCGGTGTACGGCGTCATGGTCGGGAAGTTCGGGAGCTGATACGGAGATGCCTGGTTTGCCATCCCCTCCGTCGCCTGGGCCAGCAGGTTGCCCATCTGGTTGATGCCAGGGGTCGGCCCACCCTCGGGGCCAGCCGTGCCCTGCAGGCCGAGCAGCCGCGGCGCCTGCGCGGCAAAGCGCTGGGCCTGGAAGTAGTGATCAGGGGTCTGGGCAAGCTCGTTGCCGTACCTGGCAACGTCGAGCGCGTAGCGGCGCTGCTGCTCGATCGCCTGCTGCTGCTGCTGCTGCGCCGTGAGCCCGAGCTGCCCCTGCTGGTAGGCCGACTGCGCCTCGGCCGAGTAGCGGCGCGTTAGCATGTCGGGGATGCCGATCGCCCGCATCTCGTCGGCCTTCAGGCCGAGCTCGCCGCGCTGATAGGCGGCGTTCGCCTCCGCCACGTAGCGGTCGACCATCACCTTGGGGATGCCGATCTGGAGCATCTCGTCGCGGGCCTGCTGCAGCGTGCCCTGCTTGTAGGCGGTGTCGCTCTGGGCCAGGTACTGCTTGACCTGAAGCTCGCCGAGGGCGATCTGCTGGTTCGACTGGGCCACGAACTGGTCGAGCTGCAGCTTTGGGATGCCCAGCCGCTCAAGCTCCTGGCGGGCCTGCTCGAGCTGCCCGCGCTGGTACTCGCGGGTCGCCTCGATGGCGGCGCGCTTGTCGCCTGACTCCATCAGGGCGATCTTCATCTGCTGGTCGAGCGAGGCCTTGTCGAGCTTATATTTTTGGGCCACCTGTTTTGCCTGCAAGGCCCCAGCGTTTTCATACATGCCCGTCAGCGCCGCTAACTGGGACGGATCAATAGCCATCGTTCGGCCCTCCCGTGGGCATCACGCCTGCTGGGGGCACGACGGCTGATGGTGGGGGCCCGCTGCTGGGGGTCACAGGCGCTCCCGCGGTAGCTCCCCCGACAGGACCCATCGGCAGCGGCCCCAGCCCCAGGTCCCCACCATCAGCCGTCGTGCTCGCCTCAGCGGTCCTGCGCTCGGCGGCTTTGGCGAGCCTGGCCGCCTCCCGCACTTGCTCGGTCCACGAGACCGTGCCTTGCATGTACAGGGGCTGGCGGCCTGGATACATAAAATGGGTCACGTCTTCCGCTGTCGCCAAGCGTGCCATCTCGTCGTCCATCCCTGCCCCTCGGTGCTCGGCGTACTTCTGCTGCGCAAGCTGCGCCATCGCCTGGGGCGTGGCTCTTGGGTGCGGCGTCGTCCAGGCCTTGACGCGGTCGGCCTCGGTGGCGGGGTCGACCGCGACCGACGTCGGCGGCCCCGCCTCCTGCGCCAGGCTATCGCCGAGCTCGCGGAGCTTGTCGCGCGAGACGAGGTAGTAGGTCTCGGCGAACGAGCTCGGCAGGCGACTCCCCTTCCTGGCGGGCATCAGCCACCCACCTCCGCGCCCTCGGGGTACCCAGAAAGTCCGGGTACCCGCGCAGCGGGTGGACTTCCTGGGATCCCCTGGCTTAGCTCGTCCACTCTGGCATAGCCAGGTGGCGGATACCCTGCTGGCAGGTCGCTGTCCCAGAGCCGACGGAACGTCAGTTCGAGGGAAGCGTCGCCCTCCTGATAGGCCGAGGGCGGGTAGTGCTCGCAGACGCCAAACCGTGCGACCAGCAGCGCATCGACCGCGTCATAGAACGGCATCACCATCGTCTCGATACGGTCGTAGTCATCGGGGTCCTCGGGGTCGCAGACACCGACCACCACGTACGTCACACGTCGATGCATGCCCCACGCGACCTCGGCCTCGACCACGTAGGCGGGCATCAGACGGGCCCGCCAGAGGCGCCAGGGGCGGTGCCGTTGGCACCCGCGAGCGCGGGTCTGACGCCGAGTTGCCCCGCGGCCATCGCGTCGGCGGTCGTCGGCCCGCCGCCCGTCGCTCCCTGGACTGAGGCGGCGATGCTGGACCTGACCCCCGTCTGGATGCCCGACGGTCCCATCGGCCCCTCCGCTGGCATGCCGCCCGCGGCCGCGTCCGCTGCCTGTTGGGCCTCGGGCGCGATGGCGGCGTTCGGCGTGCCCTGCGGAGCCAGCATCCCCTTGGCCTGCAACTCCATCTGCTGCGCCTTCTCCATCTCGCCGCGGCGGCGGGCCGCGTACGCCGACAGTTCCAGATTTTCGGGGGTGCCAGGGGTCATCACCGCCCTGTAGTAGAGGATTTCCGCCAGTTTCAGATTCGTGTTGGTCTCGCCGCGGGCCTCGAGCACGTCGGCGTGCGAGGCGAACCCGCGCATCGCGGCATCCATGGTCAAGGTGACGTTCGTCGGGTCTGGCTTCTGCCGCCAGGTCGCCGACAGCTTGTACGAGCGGCCGATGTCGCGCTCGGTCAGGACGTAGCGCTGCGTGACGTAGCGCCGAGCGCCTGGCGACTCGGGCGGCAATTCCTCGTTGGCGTCGAGCACGTACGGCACCTCGTAGGTCCGCATCACGGCACAGAGGCACTCGAGCACCCAGCAGACCAGGTCCTGGTAGCAGGCGAGCACCCCTCGAGGGATGTCGCCGTGGGCCGCCTCGATCAGCCCCGAGGCCAGGCTCATGGCGTGGCCCGAGGCGCCCGTGCCCGCGGGGTTCGACGGGTCGGGCGCGGTCTGCTGCAACTGCATGTGCATCGCGGCCATCATCTGCGTGGCGGCAGAGCCCAACGGGGGCGGGGCGTCAGGGATCACCCGACCAGGAGCGGTGACCAGCTCGCCGCTTTGGGGCGCGTCGAACTTTTTGAGCCGCAACTGGTTCTCGACCGTCTCGGTGTAGGCCGCGGCTGGGACGTTCTCGCCAGGCTCGACCCAGGACCCTCGGAACGCCGAGCGCTCCGCGTGGTAGACGCCCGCCGCGATCATGCGCTCGAGCGCCAGCACCAGGTCCGCGTAGGCGTCCATGAACGGGATGCCGACCCTGTCGGGGTCGGGGTCGGCGGTGTGCATGCCCCAGTAGTAGCCCCACATTGGGGTCGTGATGCCGTAGGTCTCGGCCAGGTTGATCAGCGCGGGCTGGTCCTCCTCCGAGTCTGCTGCTCGGCGGTAGGTGGTCTGGCCCGCGACCGAGTAGGCCACGCACGGGACCAGCGCTTCTTTGTCGTCGTCCCAGAGCGTGAGGTAGGCGGTGTAGAGCCAGAGCTGGCCGCCCTTGCCGATCCTGTTCGGGCGGTCGCCCCTGGGGATCAGGGTCGCCCGCTCCGAGGCCAGAGCTACGCAGCGGTAGCCGCGGACGAGCAGGTCCTCGCGGCTGAACAACCGCCTGACGACGATGCCCCTGGCCTCGAACTTCCTGCCGTGCGTGCCGCGGACCAGGATCGGGGCACAGTCGGTCGGGTCGAGCAGGTCGACGGTCACGTAGTCCTGGTCCGAGAGCCAGTCCTCGCGGTCCTTGTCGTACTTCCGTCGCGAGCGGGCGCCGTCGCGGCCCGCGTAGCCCGCGTCGGCCGGCCCTCGGTCCTCGCTGTCGAGGCTGTAGCCCTCCTCGGAGTAGACGGGCACGCTCGCCCAGTCGGTCTCGGCGGGCAGGACGGCCACGCCCCACTGGCCATCCTGGGTGCCCTTGCCGAACAGGTCGACCACGTCGACCAGCCTCTCGAGGGTGGCCTTCATGATCGTCTCGATCTCGTCGGCCTTGTCGGTCGGAGAGGGCCTGCCGTAGCGCGTCAGCTCTGGCACCCCGTACTGCGAGGCCATGCTGTTGGTCATCGTGACGGCCATCAGCCGCTCGGGCAGGGTGAAGGCGGTGGCGTCGGAGGGAGCCGATCTGGTCGCGGGCTCCTTGTTCTGGACGTCTCTGGCCCACCTGATCCTGGACCTCGACCCCGCGAACCTGCCGTCGGTCGACCGCCACAACTCGACCATCTGGGGGCCCGTGGGAACCTCACCCAGGACGATCGGATCGGTGGATCTAGGGTCCGCCATCAGCCCGTCCCCAAAGCAAGCATGCAAGCGTCGTGTACGTTATAATTGAGAGAGCGTGAAACCCCCGCGATGCTTGCAACATCCGGGGGCACGACACCGCCTGTTAGGAGCAGACGATGCCCCCACACTATAGCGCCGAGCTTGAGCGCTGCACGTACCGCATCCGCGTCATCGCGCCCTGCGCGTTGTGCGGTCGGCCCGTTGAGCGGAAGCCGAGCCACCTGGAGCGCACCAAGACAGGACGGGTGTTCTGCACGCGCGCGTGCCGGTACGCCTGGATGGTCGGGGACGCCAACTGGAACCACGGGCGGCGCTGGCGCCCCGAGCAGCGCGCCGCGATGGCCGCGAAGAAGCGAGGCACGCCGACCTGGAACCGTGGACTGACGGCCGCCACATCGGACATCGTCAAGCGGCTCGCCGCGGCGCAGATGGGCAACACCCGCGGGCCCGGCAACAAGGGCAGATACGGAGCCAAGAGCTCGGGCTGGCGCGGCGGCAAGAGCCGCTACCGCGGCTTCACCTGGACGCTTGCACGCTGGCTTGCCGGCCGTCGCGACGGCTGGCAATGTCGAGCCTGTGACCTGCGGACGACGCGGCTGAATGTCCACCACGTGATCGCCTACGCCCTGAACCCCGACAACAGCCTGCAGAACCTCGTGACCCTCTGCGTGTCCTGCCACACCCGCGTGGAGGCCGCAAAGCTGCCGTGCCCCACCAACCGCCAACTGCCGGCGCGCATCGAGGCTCATGCCCCGCTCCTGAGGCCGTAGATCCTGGCCCTGATCTGTCGCGGGTCCTCGGGAGCGAACGCAAGGCAGAGGGCGTCCGCGTAATCGGGCGACTTCATGCCTCGCTTCACGGCGTCCTCCTTGCTCTCGATCTTGACTCTGCCCCGCGGATCATGGCCGTATCTGAGGCCCGCCAACTGCGAGAGCAGCGTGCGGTCTTCGAGGCCGGCGACCTCCCCGTCCTCGAACCGCTCGCGCAGGCTCCAGAACAGCTCAGCGCGCAGATTGGCGAAGCGCTCCTTCGCCTCCGCGGTGGTGGGCCCCGCGCCGACATTGATGTCTCGCACGGCCAGCCCCGCATCTTCGAGCGACCGAGCGGCGTAGTGGCCGATGCCCGCGCTGTCCACGTTCACGCGCTCCAGGCCGCGATGCTGCCACGGCCGAAGCGCGGCAAGGACGGGGCCCCGAGCATCCGCGTCGCGAAAGCCCAGGGCGTCGAGGATGCCGTCGCCCTGCCGGATCACCAGGACACTGAGGTCCTCCCCTGGGCCGGCCACATCCAACCCCCCGACCACGGGTCCAGCCGCTGGATCGTAGGCCGCGGGCTTCGATCGGGCTTCATCGAGCCACCTCCACTCGATCAGGGCGCCAGCGAGGTCGGCGATGAACTCGGCTTCCAATTCCTGCCGCGCGAAGTCACCACTGTACTGCGAGCGCAGGGTCGAGACGAACGCCTGGGCGATGAATGGGTTCTGCGCGGTCGTGGCGCGATGCACGGCCGTCTGGTCGGTCGCGCCCGTGACCCAGACGTCATACACCCAGTTCATGCCCTTGGGCGTCGTGGTGGCCCAGCACTCCCCGAGGACGCCGTGCTGCCGGAGTCGTCCGATCACGATCGGCCACGTCCCTGGGTGGCAGAGGGCGGCCTCGTCCAGCCACGCCCAGCCCGCATTCGGGCCTCTGAGGTGCTCGGGGTCGTCGGCCGAGCGGAAGATCACCTCGTCACCCGTGGCAAGCTCCACGCGGTGCTCGTTCCCGACGACGCGGGCGATGAGCGGTGCCCACACGTCGAGGGCGGTGCGCCAGGTGGCGTCTCGCAGCATGCGGTAGGTCGGCGAGACCACGAGGCCGAGGGACGGACGTTGCTTGCCGAAGCGGCGCACCATCGCCCGAGCTGCCCCCGCGTACGACTTCCCCGCGCCGACCCCGCCGACCAGCAGACAGAACGGGTGGTCGTCGTCCACGAACGCGCGCTGCGTCGCCGAGAGTCGCAGGGTGTGGTCAGTCCTGGGTGCGGTGGCGATCATCGACCGTCTCGATCACGATGCGCAGCGGCCCGCCGTCGCCGCCTGTCAGGGCCGCCTTCGGCTCCCAGAGCCCTGCGAGCTGGAACAGCCACTGGGCGTGCGAGAGGCTGCCCTTCTTGGCCTCGGCGATCACGGCGCCGAGCACGGGGACCAGTTCGCCGTGCAGGCGCCCGAAGGCGAGCGTGTAAACGGCCTCGCCCCAGCCAGGCAGCTTCTTCCAGTCCGAAATGGTGACCTCGTGGATCTCGAGCTGGGCGGCCAGGGCGCGCTGCGAGCGTGGCTCGCGCTGCGAGGGCGGCAGGCTAAACCACGCCTGCACCTTCATCTGGTCGGCGGTCCAGGTTTTAGCCGGCGCCTTGTCGGGAGAGGGCAACATCCCACGGGCCTGAGTCGCCACCGCTACGCTGCCACGCGCCACGGCAGCGGGACCGCGGTCAGCAGCACAGCCAGGGCGAGGGCCGCGAACATCCCTGCCTCCAGCGGGTCCATCCGTCCGATGACCAGGAGGACAACGGCGACGATCAGGACCAGCAGGGCCACCAGCGTGCCTAACGACATGATCCCTCCTGGTCTACGTGCCCGTGCAAGGTCCGCGCTCCGAAGGACGAGATCGTTGCGCTCGTCGCAGGCACGGCAGACCCCCCGAGCACGAAGTGTCCTCATCATACACCCCGTTTTGACTTTTCACACCTTCGTTTCACCTGAGCCGTGCCAGAGTGCATCCATGGTGGTCTCGAGGGCGGCGGCGAGCGCGGCGAACGTGTAGGCTCTCGGCTCGTGGTGGCCGCGCTCGATGTTGGCGACCGTCTCGGCGATGATGCCCGCAAGCTGAGCGAGCCTGGTCCTGGTCAGCCCCAATTCCAGCCGTCGGCCTCTGACGCGCTCGGCGAACGTCGCGACCGCCGCTCCCCGGCGCACCCTGTGCTCGCCGCTCGTGATCGGGACGTCGGCTACTCGTGACATCGGGACCCGGGTCGCTTTCATGGCGTCGCTCCTGTCGCCTTGAGCGCGAACTCCGAGAGCCGCTCGGGCAACTCATCCCAGTCGGCCTCGGCGGGCTCGCAGTGCTGCCGCTTCCGCCAGCCGCGCGTCTCCGCCGGCCAGCGCACCCAGCCGTAGCCGTCGACCTCCGCGACGTAGTCATGGCCGTTCGGGTGCGCGTAGACCACGGGCGGCTCGCTCATAGCCCCGCGCCCCTGACGTTCTCGAGCAGCGAGTCGCTCGTAGCTGCCGGGCGGTCCTCGACGAGCGCCACCCACTCGTACGGGATCGGCCCCTCGAAGACGTACCACGTCGCCGGGTCCGAGCCCGTCCCGAGCGCCGCGAACCGTCGAGCGATCTCGGGGCGGTAGCCGAAGTCCCTGGCGACCTCCGACCACGGCAGCAGTCGGTGCGTCTGCCGCTCGGGGATCAGCACGACCAGCCGGCACTCGGTCCTGTCGCAGCGGATCTTCTGTGTCGTCGCCCACCCCTGCGCCCACCGCGCGTCGGTCGTGAGCCACTGGTAGCCGCGCACGATCCCCGAGAGCGAGTCGCCCGTCCGCGTCGGGATCGGAATACCCCCTCGGTCGATCGCCCCCGTCGCTGCGATCTCGTCGGCGTGGTGCTTTGCTGTGTAGTGGTACAAGCGTCGTCCGTTCGTCATCCTCGGCCCACCTCCAGCAGTCGCGCCACCTTTGCGTGATCCGACGGGTGCAGGACGATCGCGGCCTGTCCGCACTCTCTCAGCTCGACGAGCGCGGCAAAGCGGGCCTGCGATAAGCGCCCACGGTCAGGCTCAGCGAAGATCCATAGCACTCTCGGTCTTCGGGTCAGCAGCAAGTCGGGCTCCCAGTCGGCGCCGAACACTCGCACCCGCCAGCCGTGCAGTTCAGCCAGCTCGCCGAGCCTCCAGCGCCAGGCATGGCGGCTCAGCGTCGGCTCGGTGTCGAGAAATGTCATGGCGCGCTCGTCTCCCGCGCCTTCGGAGACCCGAACTTCTGCCGCAGGTAGAACGACAGGTCGCCGAGCGTCCGCCGCTCCTCCTCAGCCAGCATCTCGCCGCCCGCCGCGTCAAGTATCCTGCGCACCACGACGGCGACGCGGAGCAGCAGACGGTCCGGCCCCGCCTCGTCGAGCTGTGCCAGCCTGGCTGCGCGCTCGTCGGGCGTGGTAGCCGTACTCCTCGGGCTGGGCTCACCCTTGGGGCGCGGCGCGTTCTGGAGCGTGAACAGCCGCAGTTTGATGCGGTCGAGCAGGAGCGTCTTGTCGGTGATCGCCGTGTTCATCGTCCGCCGTGCCGCTCGGAGCCATCGCTCGTTGGGCGTGCCTGCCCAGGCCGTCTCCTGCCCCACCGCGTGAATCTGGCCATTGAGTCGTTGCTTCTCGGTGAACAATCGGCTGATCTGGTCTCTAAGCTCGACCCGCAGCGCCAGCAGCTCGGGCGTGTCCATCGTGTCGATGTCGGGCGCGTCGGGGGTCGTCGCCGCCGAGACGCCGTGATGCCCTCGTGCTTGAGCCGCTCGTATTCGTCCGCGAACGCGGCTTCGATCCGCTCATCCATCATGCTCACGTGGTCGGCCTCCGGAAACAGACCCGTCGGACCCCGGTCAGGGCATGGGCCTCGGCTCGATCCCACACGGCGACATCCACCCACGGTCGCGGCGATCCGTTGCCCAGGCCGCCGCCACGGTCCGCGATGCGGAACGAGCCCACCCCGTCGATCTCCGCGATGGCGCCCATCCTGACGTCCCAGCTTGCCGCTGCGATCGGCTCGGGCGTCAGAATCGACGTGCCATCAAATGTCCGAGCGTGCGGGCCATACTCAGTCCTCACGTACCCAGTCGTCGTCGCTTCGCCGCACCACGCCGCGTCGGCGGGGCGCTCGGCCGGCAAGAGTGCAAGCAGGACGCCGAGCATCAGTGGTCGCATACAGATCCTTTCGGTCAGTCGTCGCTCGCGTCGTCGTCCGCGTCGCCGTCATCCACCCAGCCGAAGTAGCGCCGCTCCCGACGATCTGCTCGTAATGCTGCGTGCACACCTTGACGCCAACGCGCCAGCAGAGATCCACGTTGGCGATGCGAGCGCAGATACGGCCATCGTCCGCCGACTGGACGACCGCCCAACAGTGGAACGGCCGCCTCGACTCGTACCCGTGCGCGAACGGCACGATCTCCGCGCGGCGATGCTCCAGGTCGAGACTTCCCAGCAGCCAGTCGCCCACCCTCATCGTCGCTGTCACCATCAGCCTCCCGTCACGATCTGCGCGTGCTTCCCCGCGGCGTCGCCCGCGTTGACGAGCGCCGCTCTGACCTGATGCGGCGAGACCGCGTCCGTCGCCCACGGCGGAGCACGAAGCCGCAGCCCGCCGTCAGCACTGCGGCCGAGCGGCTCGAGCGCCTTGGCCTTCTCGACGTTCGACGGCAGCCAGCCGTCGGTGAGCTCGGCCCGTGCCCGCTCCCAGAGCTCGACATCGTCCGCCGTCGCCGGCGTCAGCTCCTCCCCCTTCCCCGCTTGCGGGGAGGGGGGTAGGGGGGGAGAGGTATCTCCGGGCCGGTCCGGGATATGGGCCGGGATGGGCCGGGCCGGGGCACCCGTACGTATGCCGCTCCGGACGCCGTGCGTGACGTCGTCACCAACAGCGTCCCGGACGTCGTCCCGGACGCCGTTACGTTTCGACTCCTGACGCGCACGCCACTCGGCCGTCCGCTTCTTCGTGAGCTCGCGTTCGTGCTCGACGCCCGCCTTAGCCGGCTGGTACTCCAAAAAGTCGTGAACGCGGTAGCCGCCAGGCACGACCTCCCAGAGCCCGCTTGAGACCAGCCGGCCGACCAGCAGCGTCGGGTCTTCGACATCCGCGAGCCGCCGGACCTGGCCATGCGGGATGAACCCGTCGGTCAGGTACCGGCAGGCGTAGCAGATCGCGCAGACGTGCAGCCATGCCGCCAGCGGCCCCGCCGCCAGGACCTTCGGATGATCCGGGAATTCGTCGTCGAACCGTGCCCACGGCATCAGGGCGCCCCCGCCACGATAGACAGGTAGCGCCCGGACGCAGGGTCGCGACGGGCATCACGCTGCCGTGCAAGCTCGTCGGCGCGAGCGTCGGCCAGGCGGCGCACCGTCTCGACGTCGGCTCGGTCGATCAGCCAGCAGCCGCCGCTTCCGCCCCCGAAGCGCCGCACGCGCCTGGCGCTCGGCACCTGGCCGGCCGCGTACAGCTCGGACTGCACTTGATGTGAGACGCCCGTCAGCATCTCGACCTCGACCGTTCCGAGCCCCTGTCGGCCTCTGA